AGTCACCATACTGGCGATCGATGCGCTGGCCACCGATCTCGACCTCGACCTGGGCGATCATCTGCTCGCCGGGGAAGTCAAGCCAGCGGGCGTATACACCTCTGTTGATGCCAGGGGGATCACTGATCTGTCCATTCTGAATTGGAGCATGAAGTTGTTGGTTAATTTCAGGCAGAGTTACCTGAAGATAGGTTCTGTAAGCAAGATCACCATTACGTGAAATGGTGCAAGTTACACGGCGACCGAAATCGGCCTGGCCATTGAAAGTTTGTTCAATACTCTCCATGGCGAAGTTAGTGTGTCTACGGTACGTAACCTTCCAAAAGGTAATCTGTGGGTTCCCAGTGAGATAAACATCCTGGGCACCATAAGCGACGAGCTGCATTAGTCCTCCTCCCATTTTATAATATTGCTAAAGAAAAAAAAATTATGAAATACACTTTAATTAATTATTTTACTCTAATAATTTATTAATATCTAGATTTTCATCAAGAAACTTAGCTAAATATGAGTCCAAATATATTTCTTTATTACCTTTATGATGTTTACTAAATATATATTTATCATTAGATTTTTTGACGCTCCATCCCTCCTCTAATGCATTAAAAATTAATGCCATTTTTTGAAATTTGACTACATCTAAGTTTAATGAAATTTTTGCACTTTCTGACATATAATTTGTTTATTTTTAAAAATTTTCGTTTAAACTCGAAAATAATAGATACACTAAATGCTTTAATTAAATAACTATTTAATAAATATTATATTTACTTTATTATAAATGCCGAATTTTAAACCAAAACCGATTAAGAAAATTTCGGGCGCAAATAAAACAATCATAACATTAGATAACAAACACGATGATATGTTAGATAATTTTGATAATATTGATAACAAAATAATCCCGGATCTAATACTTCAAAAAAATACACTGAAAATACAATTCAATAATGCTAAAACAATAGAAGAAAAGTTAGATATAAAGGATAAAATCAAGGTTATTAAATGCCAAATTAAACAACTAAAGGTCAGGAAAAAAAAATATTATCTAGACAACTCACAGCACATTTTTTCGTATTTTGAAAAGAAGAAAGATATTTCGGAAGGAAATTCAAAAACTAAAAGTCTGAACTCTTTTTTTAAAAAGACAGAAAATGATAAGATACATGATGAAAACACTATACAAGATGATATTCAAAGATATCTACAAAACATAGATAATAGTCATATTAGCTTAACTAACTATATGATAAATAATGAAATCTGTCCGTTTTGCTATAAGGGCGAATTAGTTGCGATTGACCATGAAGGTGTCCAGATTTGCAGAGAGTGTTCTAAGACGGTAACATACCTAGTTGAAAATGAGAAACCTTCATATAAAGAACCTCCAAAGGAGGTTTGCTTCTACGCATACAAACGCATTAACCATTTTCGCGAGATTCTAGCACAATTTCAGGCAAAAGAGACAACACAAATTCCCGATACTGTCTTGGAGAATATTAGACAACAGATTAAGAAAGAAAGAATTGATATATCACAAATCAATAATAAAAAAGCTAAGGAAATTTTAAAAAAGTTAGGTTATAATAAATATTATGAACATATTCCATTTATTAAGGACAAATTAGGTATACGGCCGCCTATTATGTCACCCGAACTCGAAGAAATGTTATGTAATCTATTTATGGAAATACAGGGGCCTTATGCGAAATTTTGTCCAGATGATAGAGTAAATTTTTTGAACTATTACTACACTGTATATAAGTTATGTGAATTACTAGATCAATGTGAATTCCTACCATATTTTCCAATGTTAAAAGATAGAGAGAAACGCATAGAGCAAGATGAAATATGGAAGAAGATATGTCAGGAATTAGACTGGCAATTTATACCGACTATATAAACTTTTTTAAATGTTAAATATATAATGAAATTTATTGACTTTAAATTCTATGATAAAAGTTTAATTTATTATATAGCAATAGTGTTAGTCATTGCTGGCCATGGGATTCATTTCACGGAATTAGCGAGATACAGAATGAGTCTACAGGTTATGTTTATATTAGGGTATTTGCTATTGATACTGAATAACATTATATATGATGGTAAAATTCATATTTCTACATTAATTTACAGAACTATTCTCATTTGCATTCTATTGTATATTATTAATCTCTAATACAATCACAAATAAAGTTTAAATTATTAAACTTTGAACTTTATTTAAAAATAATCTAAGATTTTGAGTAAATTTACATACGAGGGAATCCAACAAGGTTAGCACCAATACCGAAACCAGCACCAGATCTAGCCTGGACGGCTAAGCTGGGAATATAGGTATCGAGAATGCTAAAAGTAGCAGCAGCCGTTAGAGCAATAAGTGCGACTTCATCCATATTTAAGGATTTCTTTGGGATAGCGTAAGCAGCGATAGCAACCATCAGACCTTCAACAAGATATTTGATGGCACGTTTAACTAATTCTCCTAAGTCTAGACCGTTCATATTATAATATGAATTAAGAAAAAAATATATAGTTCGGTAAAATACTTAAAATCTTTTGCAATTAGATATTATATGACAGATTCTACTTTCGAAAGAAAAATTAACTCTTCTGGGTCAAATAATCCTAAATATGTTGATCTCTTGGAGGAGGACAAACCCCTTGCTGGACAAAAATTTACCTGTCTATCTTTTGTATCTCCTGAAAACATTTTAAAACAAAAGGAAATTTTTTACTTTCAAGAGTTCCTAAAGAATTGGGATTTTTCTAAATCTTTGGAAAAATATCACCAATTTTTGAATTATGTTTCATATAAATATAACCTCGATTTTGAAAATCTAATGAAAGATTTGACTGAATTTAAAGAAGAAGAAAGCAATTCACTACATAAATCCAGTATAGAGGATGATTTTAAGACCTTTTTGGATCATCATGAGGAAGAACTTGACAAGCAATTTGGTGTTTCAAACAGTTTTCAGACCCATACGCGCGGTATTAAGATCAGAGGAACTTTTCCTACGCAAGAGGAGGCGGAAATCAGATGTAAAATGTTACGCGAACTTGACCCAAATCATGATGTCTTTGTTGGACCTGTCGGTTTGTGGATGCCATGGGATCCCGAAGCATACAAAACCGGAAAAGTAGAATATTTAGAAGATGAACTTAACCAGCTCATGCACGAAAAGAGAAAGAATGAAACAAAGGCAAAAAATGAATTTGATAAGCGCGTTAAAGTAAGCAAGCAAGAAGCGATCATCAAGAATAAAGAACTAGCGGCCGAAACCGGAAACAAACTAACACAAAACATTACTGCTGATGGCGAACTAGTTAATATCAAGGAGGTAAACACATTAGAAAGCCAATTAGGTAATGATATTACTGCGGCCGATATTAGAAAAGAACTTTTCGAAGGCGAAAACATAGTAACGGACAAGAAGACCGATCATGGTCTCAGTGATTTGCTTGTGAATCAGGAAGCTACATTCGAGCTATCAGATGTTAAAGATGCCGCGACTAAATCTGAGCCTGTAGCTAAAACAGTTAAGCGCAGACGGGCGCCCAACAAGAAGCCTTCTTCTAATTAAATCATGAGTCGCAAATATATTTTATTTTATTTAAGTTCTATAAAATAAAATTATATGGTGATAGTTTGCTTTAGAACCTAGATTTATTGAACTTTAATTTCTCAATAAAATTGATTTAATAATTAACCAGTATTATTCATATATAATGCCACAGAAGTCTCAACCCACTATGACTCAAGATTGGGCCACAATACTCCTGAACGCCAAACCAAAAACTTCAGACGACAAGAAGACATCGACCGCCCTCACCCCCACCATATCAGCTAAAGATCGTAAGCTTGAGAACTCAACTGAAGCTGAAAAAAAGGAACTACTATCTCGCAATATTAGTGTTCAACTTGTAGCAGCGCGAGTGGCACATGTTCCTAAAATCTCGCAGAAAGATCTTGCTAACCAACTCAATATTCCGATTAAAACCATTCAGGAAATAGAACAGCATCGTCACGGAAACGACATGGCACTTGCACAACGCATCGCACGGCACCTCAAGATTAAACTTGTAAAGTAATAACACTAATCCTAATAAACTCTACTTGGTTATTAAAACTACCACTTATTTTTCTTAACATTAATCTTAGGACCAGATCCCCTTTTTTTACTCGAATTCGGATCATACACATCATCTTCATCGTCAGAATTGAGATCCTTTGACAATTCCCAGAATTCCTTCGATCCTAGCCTAAAATCACTATGTGGTTCAGCCTTATACCAAAATATTTGATCCTGTAATTTATTTGATTTACAATTATTGTTAATAACTAAACACTCGAAATTTTCAGTGCATTGGTCCATTACCTGACAAAATGATTCAAATGTTGGAAACATGCCAGCATAGTTTTCATAGATTCTTCTGCGATTGGCAATATACGGTTCTCTCAGAATAAAAACATAATCTATATTGGTTCTCAAATTGGGCGGGATACCTAAAGGATACTGCATTGTAATCACTAACATAACCTTCCAGTGACGACCATTCATAAAAAGTAGTCGCATCATTTTATCCTTTGTCCATGTTGCATCATACAAACAATCATCTAGGATTACAAAAGCTCTTGGATCTATATTAGATTTCCTATATGCCTCCACTTCTTTTTTAACCTGTTTCATAACCGTTTTTTGTCTTTTAAGAATATTCTCAATAATAGCTGTATTATATTCATCATGTATAAATAATTTAGGAACGTGGGCA